ATTATGAAGAGACAATTAACAACTTCAAGTTAAGAGAGCTAAAAACTAAGGCGGCTTTAGCTCAGGGCCTACCTTATAGTCTAGTTGATAGGATCCAGGGCGAAGATGAAGAAAGCATACAAAATGACGTAAAAACATTAGCGGAATATTTTACAGCAAATCAAGCCAGTAAATTTCCACCACTAAAAGATAATGAGCCTGAAAAAACAGGCGAGGATAGTGCATACATGGCACTTGTAAAAGATTTATAACGGAGGATAAAAAATGAACGAAGTAACAAATTTATTTGACCCTGTATTAGTTAAAAATTTAGTCAGTAAAGTGAAGGGCAAAAGCTCACTTACAAAACTTTCAGACATGACACCAATTCCATTTGACGGCAGAAAAGAGTTCGTATTCTCAATGGATTCAGAAATTGACATTGTGGCCGAAAATGGTAAAAAAACGCATGGCGGTATGTCACTTGAACCAGTTAAGGTTATGCCTATTAAAGTTGAGTATGGTGCTAGAGTGTCTGATGAGTTTATATATGCTACAGATGAAAATAAAATCAATGTCATGAAAGCTTTTAATGATGGCTTTGCGAAAAAAGTCGCAAAAGGACTTGACATCATGGCTTTTCATGGCTTAAATCCTAGAACTGGCCAGGCATCAACAATAATTGGAGATAATCATTTCGACAAGAAGGTAACTCAGACTGTAACATTTACACCAGCAGACCCTGAAGCAAATGTTGAAGCGGCTGTTTTAGCAGTACAGGGAGCAGATGGAGATGTATCAGGTATGGCAATGTCTTCAATCTTTTCTTCTGCACTAGCAGGTCTAAAGGTGAATGGCGTTAAGCAGTATCCTGAACTCGGCTGGGGAGCAAATCCAGGAATCGTAAGAGGGCTACCAGTTGATGTAAATAAGACAGTATCTAACGGTACAGGAACAAAGGACCGGGCAATTCTAGGAGACTTTGAGTCAATGTTTAAATGGGGTTATGCAAAAGAAGTACCACTTGAAATTATCAAATATGGTGACCCAGACAATTCAGGGCGAGACTTGAGAGGATACAACCAGGTATATCTAAGAGCAGAACTTTATATTGGCTGGGGAATCCTAGACGGAAACGGCTTTGCAAGAATTGTAACTGAATAGAGGTGGGCAATGATTTATAAGAACATGAAGACAGGGGCTGTAATTGACAGCCCTTGTATTATTTCAGGTGGAGACTGGGAACTTCAAGAATCTGAAACTAAAGAAGAAGCAGTAGAGGAACCTGAAACTAAAGAAGAACCAGTAGAGGAACCTGAAACTAAAGAAGAACCAGTTGAAGAACCTAAGAAGACAAGAAGAACAAAGAAAGAGGAAAAATAATGGAGCCTTTTGCAAGCGTAGATGATGTTATAAATTTATGGCGAAAACTTACGCAAGATGAAATAAAAAGAGCAGACGCTTTATTGCCAGTTATAAGTGATAGCCTGAGGGAAGAAGCGAAAAAAGTTGGCAAAGATCTTGATGAAATGAAGTCAGAGTCTGCAACTTTTGAAAGCGTTCTAAAGTCTGTAACAGTTGATGTGCTTGCAAGAACGCTTCTAACCTCAACGGATAAAGAGCCTATGATCCAGGAATCACAATCAGCACTTGGTTATAGTTACTCAGGGACATATTTAATACCTGGAGGAGGTCTTTTTATCAAGAAAACGGAACTTTCCAGGCTTGGACTTAGAAAACAAAAGTATGGAGGGATAGAACTTTATGATAAAGGGGATAACTGTTAATTTAATCGAAACTAGAAAAAAGGGACTTGATCCATTTAATGTTCCAATCTTTGAAGAGGTTCGTGTGCCTATAGACGATGTACTTGTTGCAGAGCCGTCAAGTGAAGATGTAATTAACAATTTAAACCTTTACGGCAAAAGAGCACAATACACCCTCGGTATACCAAAATCTGATACCCATAACTGGGAAGATAAGGTTGTGGAATTTTATGGCAAGCGCTGGAGAACATTCACAGTGCCTATAAAGGGAATTGATGAAAATGTACCACTTAGATGGAATCAAAAGGTAATGGTGGAGTATTATGGTTAAGTCTAGATTTGTTTTAAATAGAGCTGGTGTTAGAAGCCTACTAAAATCAGAGGAGATGGCAAATATATGTAGCAAGTATGCTAAAGATATTGCTACTAGAGCGGGGGAAGGTTATACCTCGGATGTATATGTAGGGAAAAACAGAGTAAACGCTGGAGTTAGCACTGATAGCGTTAAAGCAATGAGAAGTAATGCAAAGCATAATACTTTACTAAAGGCAATGAAATGATAGAAAAAACAATACTAGATTACTTGTCAGAAAGACTTGATCTCCCGGTTGGACTTGTTAATCAGGGCAGAATACCGGAGAAATGTGTTTT